AAGCCATAATGCGCATCACTACCGGTTTTATTTCTGCCGGGAGTTTTCTTAACGCCGCCACGCGATCACACCGACTGAGTGCATATTCTGTCAGCAATTCTGTTGCCCGCTCTCTGTCATTCATACTAATGCCCATTTTCCCAAGGAACGCAGAAAACCCCATCTCAGCCCGATTCTGTGTCATGCCCTGCGCGGCCATCACATCAGTGATACTCAGCGCATCTTTCGACGTTGAGGCCGATGCATCAGTCAGGCCGGGGGATTTTGGGGAGTAGTATTTCGGTAAATCTTCCAGTTTCATTTTTTGACCTGCTCTTCATGCATTATGGGGTAAATCTTCACCCCCAGACGTCCACCAGATACTGGCTGAGCACGAACGATATTGATTTCATCAAACTGCTCATCGTCCATTAGCAACCCCGCATGCGTCAGCGCATCCAGCGGCGCTTTCAGAATATTGTCCAGGTCACGGCGGCGCTTATCCGGTGGTTCTGCAATAATTTTTATTGCCAACCTTCCGGACAGGCTTAATTTCAGCCGCTGCTGGCGAACAATAAGCGCCACTGCCCGGCGATAACGCTCCCCGGCTTTTGATACAAAATATGTGCTGCCACGACGACGCCAGTAAGTGTTCACCGTTGGCGGGTAAGGCAAAACAAATTCTATGCGTTCAGTCATTTATGCTTTCCACTTCAAAACACCCGAATTTCTCGCGTGCATTAAAAAACGAATCAGCAACAACAGCTGGCTGCCGTGTTTTTCTTCAAAATCTTTTACCCCGGCGTGTAGTTCGCTATGGCATTTACGGCACAGCGGAATAACAAACAAATCATCAGCCTTTGTTCCCATCCCTCCCAGTCCATGACCAATGATGTGATGCGGATCATCTGCCTGATTGCCACACGTCATGCATTTCTGCGTTTTTACCCAACGCGTGTATACAGGCATCTCTTCCCGTTGTGATTTCTGGCGCTGGAGATACTGAGCCGGTGACTCCGGATCAACGGCAATGCTGACCACCGTCTTTTCCTGTGGCGGGTTTTGCTGGTGGGCGTGAGGCAGCGGCGCAAGATTTTTTGTGCGCTGCTTCAGTATGCTGGTGGCGGTCTGCTCTCCCGGTACGATGTCGCTTTCACGGTACATTGAGCGGATTTTTTCCGCACGCAACCCCAGCGAACGACGTAATACCGCTTCCGGTAGCGTGTCCGCCACCTGATTGCGGACCGCCCACCAGGATAATTCAGCCAGCGATAATTCCCGTTCCTGCGAGCCATTCATTGCATGGCGTATGACGTCAATCATCCATGCAAACAGGTTTTGGTGAGCAAGTTGCCCGAGTGATTCGGAGGTCTGGTCGCGCAGCTGGTTGTCGCAGTGCCAGCACAACACCATTGCGCCGGTACCATAACGGTGAATGACGGTTTCACTGTGGTGATAATCGCCGTGTGGCCACTGGCAGGATTTAACATGGCGCAGTAACCAGTCAGACAATGCGCCAGCGCCACCAGCAGCACGAATCACTCGTTCGTCGCTGAAAAATGGCAGTAATGATTTATCCTCCGCCAGCGGCTGGCGAACGGCAGGAACGACCCCGGACGGCAGATTACGCATGCTTTTCGGTTCCGGCTCCACCAGTACCCGGGTATTGTGGAATACCGGCATGGATTCACGGCCCGGCTTAACGATCACCAGCCCGAGTTCCGGTACCAGAACAGGTCGAAGTAATACCCGCACGTTACCTCCAGATGCGTTGCTGGAATGTGCGGGACGGACGCGGTGGGCGTTCAGAGTAAGGAAGCCTGACGGAGATTATCCAGTGACGATAATCGAGGCTGAGGGCTTTCTTAATCTCGTATCCGCGTCTGCGGTAGTTATGAATTAGCCATTCGGCCTGTTCTTCAGTACATGGTGGGTGTTGGTACCAGTCGGTTTTAAATGCGTGTGAACGCCGCCCATGCCGGATGGCAAGGTCGGTATCAGAATTGTGAAATTTGGTTTTGTGCGCCATCTGTTTTCTCTGCTGGCGCAGCAGGTGTCAGGTGTTCAGGCTGACGTGCGAATTGTAAACCAGAATGCCAGAAAAAAACAAAACCCGCCGAACCGGGTTAAGTGCGGGTGCGTTGAGGATGCCTGACACATCAGAGGTGGCGAGGGATTTCTCCCCCGCCAGGTCTCTTACTCCTCAGGTTCGTAAGCTGTGAAGACAGCGACCTCCGTCTGGCCGGTTCGGAGTCGTACCTCGCAGAGGTCTTTCCTCGTTACCAGTGCCGTCACTATGACGGTTAAACAGATGACGATCAGGGCGATTAACATCGCCTTTTGCTGCTTCATAGCCTGCTTCCCCTTGCCTTTCGGCACGTAAGAGGCTAACCTACATTTGTGAGACATAGATTGGGCCTCAGATTAATGTTAAGCGTCTTGCAGGACGCGAAATGTTAACTGGGGCTTTTCTCTATCTGCCTTTCAGTGTTCATGCCTGAGACAGATAGCCTCAAGCACCCGCAGCCATTCTACTTAACTCACGTCACCTCGCCAATATGAAATCAATCAGAAAGGTGATCCATAAAATCACTCCTTCTCTTCTTTTCCGTAGTGGAGTTGGCCAATTTTGATAAGAGGGCGTCCCTGAGATTTGCGGTGTAGATTGGTATCGCGCAGAGAATACACACAGCCACAATATTCCTGCTGATAGAATTTTTCGCGCTTGCTGATTTCAATCATACGGGACGAGCCGCCCTGCTTGCGCCAGTTATAATCCCAGTACACCATACCCGGATAATGCGCAACAGCTCGCCGCCCACACTCGTTAACCTGCTGCATATTTTTCCAGCGTGAAATGCCCAGTGAACTGCTGATCACACTGAAACCATTTTCAGCGGCGTACAGCGCTGTCCGCTCAAAACGCATGTCAAAACACATGGTGCAACGGATCCCTCGTTCGGGCTCCCATTCCATTCCTTTGGCTCGTTCAAACCAGTTGTCTGTGTCGTAATCAGCATCAATAAACGGCACGCCGTGTTGTTCAGCAAAGCGAATATTCTCATCCTTACGAATTAAATACTCTTTCTGAGGATGAATGTTCGGGTTGTAGAAAAAGATGGTGTAGTCGATTCCCGAGGCCTGAAGCGCCTCCATCACTTCACCGGAACATGGAGCACAGCAAGAGTGCAGTAGTAGTTTGTTTGCCCCGTTTGGGAGCTCCAATTTGGGCCGTTTGAAATCAGCAACTGTCATAAATATGTTTATTGGGGTCATAAAAATATCAAAGAGTGTAGCATTAGAACGGGGCTATCGGAAACAGATGTGTGACTGCTCCCCGCCCTTTCGGGCGGTCTCCTGATGATTTGAGGGTGCAGAAATCCCTCCGGTTAAGGATTAAATTTTTAACAGTGCTAAATTTAATTATTCAGTTCTGGATTTTGTCGCCCTGCGTATCCGCGCTTTCGCGTTACGCTCAATCTGTATCAGCTTTTCTATATTTCTCCGCCTTTCCTGTTCCTCCTGGCGCAATAGCCTTACATCATCTGCCAGTCTGGTTTCTCTTTTTGCCACAGAGAGCATCCAGTCAAACGGCTCCACAACCGCACCGCAGATTTTACAGCGGACCTGACGCTCTTTTTCGTCAACCCGTACAGAGGCGTGATGGCAATATGGTCTTTCCGATGGCTCATAAAGAAAATTAACCTGATTACGAGGGTCATCCTCTTTTACCGGAAATAAAACGATATTGCTTAACTCATCTTCTGGTTTTATTTCCATGCTCCTCTCCTTTGATGCGAATGCCAGCGGTAATTGAAGCCTGATAGCTAATTTCATTCACAGTATCGCCTCCTGAAAATTACCCTGATAGAAAGCCAGTACACGCTGCATAGCTTCGCTCTTCCGGCACTCGCGACAGATTATATTCAGGCGCCTGTCGTAGCGGCGTATTTCTCCGTCAGGTAATGACCAGATAAGGTCCGGATCAACAACAACCGGTTTCCTCACCTTTACTCTCGAGAGTTTTTTGCGGGCGCTTTGCCAGTCCTTGCGAGCCTGTTCAGACGGGAATAAGCCGTAGCCAGAATTATATACATCACCACTTGCGACCAGTTCTATGCATAAGCGACCGACAGACGCACGACTGATACCTGTTTCATCTGACAACTGCCGAATCGTGACCCGACCGTCCTGATGCACGAGTTCCACAATTCGCGTCTTCAGTTCTTCCCGCTGTTCGGGAGTAAAAGGTTTCGCCATAAATCCTCCTGAAACTACTTAACAACCCTCGAATGGCTAACATTCGGACGCCAGCTCTCCCAGTTAAAATTCACCCAGCGCCCGCCGTTCATGACCATGCGATCCATCACCCGCTCGCCGAGAAGTGTATTCATCGCTGCATGGTTAATATTTGTCAGCATCCCCACACCGCGTAACGATGCCGTCCGGCGATCAACAATCTGGTTCAGTACCACCTGCTCGTTTTTCGTATCCCGCTGCATGCCAATTTCATCCAGGACCAGCAGGTCAACACCACAAAGCTCCTGTAAAAATTTTTCACCGGATTTGCCGTTGTCGTAGCTCTCATGCAACACGCTCATGACATCGGACACGGTGACGATAATCACGCTACGCCCCTTCGCCATCAGCCGGTTGCCAATCGCGTCTGCAAGATGATTTTTTCCGGTGCCGGGCTTACCGCTGAACACAAAATTCGTACAGCCTGTCATCAGTTCGTCAGCTATGGATTTCGCCTGACTCAGTGCATGTCGCTGACCGTCGTTCTGCGCCCGGTAATTCGCAAACGAACACTTCCGGTGCAACGGCTGGATGCCGGAGCGGTTCAGGATTTTTTCCACCCGCAACTGACGATTCAGGCGGTTGATCTCCTCGCAACGTTTCTGGCCTTCAGCAAGTTGCCACTCGCGCCACTCCGCTACCGTTCTGAATGGGGCGGTTACATGTGGCGGGGTCAGTCGGCGGATGCGTTCCAGAACGCCGCCTGTCGCAATATTTTTCATGGTCCGTTACCCCCTGAAGCCTGGCGGGATCGCACTGTCCGGCAACGAGACGGTGTTAACCTGTCGGAGCAACGTCTCAGGCCGAACACCTTTCGGCGCGAACAGACCCTGGTATTCATTGGCGATGCTGTGTCGAATCACCTGCTCAGGTGTAAAACCCTGCTGACGGAATTTTTCCAGTTCCCGTATCGCCCCGTTAGCGCCCTGCTCCGTTCGAATCGGTTTTCGCAATGCCTGTCTGAACCGGACCCACTCATGCCAGAGTGTTTCCGGCAACCAATCGGGCAGCTCAATAGCCTCCGGCTCGAATTTTTTAGACGCTCGTTTTTGGCGAGGGGGAGATCAGTATTTAGATCTTCCTCTTCCTCTTCCTCTTCCTCTTCCTCTTCCTCTTCCTCTGGTAACGCTTTTTGATCCGTTTGTGTAACGCTGGCAGCGTTACCTTTTCGTTTCAGTTCGCGTATTTTTGTTACTCGCTCGTTTGTAACCGCCCGTTTTTTTTTAGAGCTTTTTCCGTTATGACGTTCAAAGTTAGGTAGAGAAAGCCCACCGTCATTTTCGACCAGCCATCCAACCTGAATTAACGCATCAGCAAAACCAGACATAAAAGTGATGCGATCTATTGCACTTTTTGTAACGCCGCGAGCGTTACAATCTGCATTACCGTCTATCATTTGTTGATCCGCCCATGCCCAGAAGCGAATAACCTTCCCTAATGCGGCATCTGGATCAATATTCAGAATCTCAGCAAGCCTGAATATTTCCGGCTTATCCGGCGTAATAACCTCGAGCTTTATCCAGTTTGAAGCCATTTGTTTTCACCTTGTAACGCTCGCAGCGTTACATTTAACTGATACCGAACAAAACAATCCGGCACGATTAATTTCAATCAATGCACTACGACAGAATCGCCGGGCGACCCACCACCGCTGAAATGTGCTTTCCGGTAAACGGCCTGGACAGCATCATCATGCGCATCAATTGCCGTACTCAACGCTTCCTGCGCCGCCAGTAATGCACGGCGTTCCAGGGTATCGAAGATACAGAGTCGGTGACGCAGCTCACGCGGAAGAATTGCCAGAACCGCAGGGATCAGTTTCTGAATTTTTTCCCTTTGCGCTTTCGTTTCACCTTTCAACCAACGGTGATAGATATTCTGCTGATTGTTCCAGTCCTTGCCTGGTACAAGGGGCAATTCGCCGCCCCCCTGGCGCAGATATTCTTCAGTAATTGCGTTAGCGACCCACGCCTGCCCTTTTTCGGCTGCCAGGGCAACAGCACTGATTCGATGTGCTCATGCCTGATTTTCATGAATCACCTTCCAAGGTCGTTTTGCCTTACGATATTCGTCATAAACTTTGGGGTCGTACTGAAGTTCCCCGCCAGATGCCTCTTGCAGGCGCATCGCGCGACCTTCAGGAACCAGTTCCCCCCATGCAGCAATGCTTGCCAGCCTAACTCCTGCGGCATTGGCAAGCTTTGTTTTGCTGCCAAAAAACGCTATAGCATCAATTTTCAACATATCGAGCTCCTTAGATTTTCCTAAGGAAACTAGATCGTAGAGAAACCTAAGTCAAGAAAAATTAGAATTCCCTAATATGAAAAACGAAACCTTCGGTGCTCGCCTCTTACATAGGCGTAAAAAATTAAAACTGTCTCAGGCCGCATTAGGTAAGCTGGTCAAAGTGGCTCACGTAACAATTTCTCAATGGGAAAGAGATGAAACACAGCCGGCGGGGAAAAGATTATTCGCACTGAGCCAAGCGCTTCAGTGCTCACCGACTTGGCTTCTTTTTGGGGATGAAGATAAACAACCAGGCGAACCGATCCCGGATAATCAGCCAGCCATTCTGACAGAAGATCAAAAAGAGTTACTTCAACTGTTCGACGCACTGCCTGAGTCAGAGCAAAAGGCCCTGTTGTCAGAGATGCGTGCTCGAGTTGAAAATTTCAACAAACTTTTTGAAGAACTACTCAAAGCTCGCAAAAGAAGCGCAAACAAATAATCCCCTTTTTTCTCCACACCCTGTAATAAAAAGCACAAACTTTCAAACACTTGTGTTTTTTACATCAAAAAACTTAGGTTTTTCTACACAAAAATCTTGACCGCCCACCTTAGGTTATTCTAAATTTCATTCATCAAGACACCGCACGGTGTTCTCAGCAAACAGTTCCGCTACCCCGGCGTTAAGGGGAAATGGGGTCAACATGAATACTATCGATCTTGGCAACAACGAATCTCTGGTGTACGGCGTGTTCCCCAACCAGGACGGCACATTCACCGCCATGACGTATACCAAAAGCAAAA